CTCCATCAGCGCCCACTGACGATCCGTGATGACAAAACGCTCTTCACTCATTCAAGCCTCCTCCAAAAGGAAGCTTGAATCATAAATAGGACGGTTTGGGAATCCTGAATCTCAACAGGCCCTAGAACATCGACACGGCTTGCGACTTGAAGGCGGCCGGAGCGCGGCGTATGGTGCGCGCTGGACGCAAGGCATCGGGCACCCGTAGCTCAGCTGGATAGAGTGCTGCCCTCCGAAGGCAGAGGTCAGAGGTTCGAATCCTCTCGGGTGCGCCATATTTTTCAAATACTTAGCGGGTAGAAAGGCAGTTCCCCGTAGTTCAAATGAACCGAGGCCGCCAAAATCCAGGCACAAAAAAAGCCCCCGCCACCCGGTTTCCCGAGCAGCAGGTGCACCCCTCTCTACGGCATTCGCTTTACTTCTGGCGGGCCAGGTCCTTTTCCTTCGAGCCGCGACTGGAACCGAACTCGAACTGGAAAGCGTCCTTAATCATGCCAAGGATCATGCCCGCCGCCATATTGAGAAGCGCGAACACCTGATCCGGCATGTCGAGCCGCCCCATCCAGGTCGCCACGATAATTATTATCAGGCAGACGAAGGCGAGCGCCAACATCACGTCGGCCCGATAATTGTGATACCCAGCTTTCCTGAGCGCCACATCCCGATTGCGCGCATCCTGGCGATCCGCCAAGTATGCCTTCTCGATCTCTATTTCCAACTCCGCCGCGCGTTGTTTGAATACGAGAACCGCTTCCGGGTCAGCCCGCAGGACCTCAACCGCCTTTTCGGGATCGCCCTGCCCTGTAATGTCTTTGGCGATTCCGATCACCTTGTCCGCAACATCGGCAGCATCATCGCCCGCCAGCTTACGGATAAGCCCCGGCGCAAACTCGGCGGCCAAAGAAGCCGCCACACCAATCAAAGGCAAAACCATCAATCAACCCTCCCGGATCTGCGCCGCGATACGCGCAGAACGCTGGCCAACCTGCCGAGCCCAGCGACTGTCGAGCGCCTCTGCAGCAGCGCGCTCAAAATCACCGGCCTCAAGGGCAGCCAGCATGTTTTTGAATTGGGACAGCCGAGGCCAGCCCAGGTTAAAGCACATATTAACCAGAGCCCGTTGCCGGGCATCCGTCATCGACCGCCACCACGGGACATTCCGATCCAGATCGACCATCGACCGACCGACATCGTTTTCCAGCAGATAACCAGCCTCCTCCTCGGTAAGGCCAACGTCGTCGAGATTCCGGCCAACGCCGATGGTGAGCTTGCCGACCGTATCCTCGTAAGGCTTCAAGCGAAGGCCCTCGTCGCGGACAAGCTCGGCTTTCAATTCGTTCATATCCATGAGTTACTTCTCCTGTTTTTGAGGGACGTACCGTTCGACCAGACGGGCGAGCACAACCACCACGGCATGACTGGCCATCGGATCGAGAACAAGGTAGGAAGCGAGACCTCCGCCCAGGACAGCGCAAAGCCCTGCGGTCGGAACCTCCCAAACCAGATCGCGGCTCCAGAACCGCCGATGCCCCATGCGGACAAGCCTGTGGTGCCACAAGAAGCGCGCCAGCATGGCTGTCGGCAAAAGACCGGCCAGCGCCAACACCACCTGCTGCACTTCCGGCGAAAGTTTCTCGAACAAGGTCATCCCCCTCCTTTAGTGAACAAAAAAACCGCCCCTCCGGCTGGAAGGACGGCAAAACGTCAAACGCGGGCCGTTGAATGGCCCGTGAGGCTTAGTTTACGTGTACCCGGCTATCCTCGGCCACGGCGGAAATCTCGACCTGTTCTCCACCGTTTCTGGGCCGCACGGCCAAAACCCGGCAAAGCTGGGACCATTTCTCGCCGGGACCGAACGTGAAATAGGTCCGTTCCTCGGCGCTGCCGGTATAAGGCGTCAATGTGAGCGCCTCCAGCAGATGGACCTTGTCCTCCGCCGTTCCGGCCTCACATTCGAACGGCCCGGCCAGAGACCCGTTCCGTTCGCGGAGCGCGATGTAGTGCGTCTCACCCGCCGTCCACTCCAGCGGTTCGGTCAGCGTGAGAACTTCGCCCACATCGTCCCAGGCCACCACCTCGCCGCCCTGTCCCCAGCGCGGCATGTCGTGGGTGACCGCGATCAGGTCGCCGTAGGTCGGGATCATGCCTTCCAGTTCCGTTCGGAAGATCACCATCTTCCGTCGATAGCGGTTGTCGGCGGCCATGTAATCGCCCTCGCGGGTCGCATGGGCCGACGTGACGCAGCCGAATAGACTTACCGTTGCAGGCTTGTCCGCGTTGGAATCGGCGAGCTTCGCCATAACCTCCGAAGGCTTCCAGGTCCGCTCGTTAAAGAACTCCACGGTCACCGCGTCCGCCGTATCGTCGGACGGCATGACATAGGCGACCTTGAACGACCCCTTGACGATATTGCGCGGCCCGAACATAGCGACCGGCAGGCTTTGCGGCCCATCCCGGACCACCCGGACGATGCCGCCCTGCAGGATGGGCACCGCCCGCCCGCAACGCGAAATCCGCGTGAGCGCATCCCAGACCGTGGTCTTGGTATCGAACACGCCGTCGAAGGTGTCGCCCCGCGCCGCCAGTGTCGTATCGAGCGCCACCATATCGGCCAGAGGCAATCGGCTGTCCGCCAATTCCGCACCGTACTCGGCCCGGCACACATCCGCGTTGGCCCAAACCAGGCTCCGCGTAGCTTGCGGCGCTGACCAGGTTTGGGTGCTCCCGTCATAGATCGGCAGCTTACGAGTCTGAATCACGTTCACCGCGCGGGCCGTCCGCTGCGACAGATTGTCCGTCGCCCGCATCTTAACCAGCAGGAGCGTCACATCGTCAAACGTGGTCGGCCCATCGACGAAAGCCTTGAGCCCCGCCCAGCGGATCTCGTGGCCAGCCCGAGACGAGGTGTCCTTGGCGTCCGTCCGCCGCGCCTGCACCTCGTACCGCCCCGGCGTTGTGATGGTGTACTCAAACGACAGGCGGATCGGCGTATTGTCCGAAGCCGTATGGCTTTCCGACGCAACCGTGGTCCAGGTTCCGGCTCCCACCGGAAGATCATCGTCGTCAATCTCTCGCGCTTCGGTCACCCAAGTGATGGTGCGGGAATCCAGCCCACCGGAATCGTTGGCATAATAAAGCCCGCGCGAAAACACGACATCGACGCCGAACTTGTTGGCGACCGTATCCACCGGGTTCAGAATGAACGGGCCGATATAACCGTCGCCGGTCTGCTCGTTAGTGCCTTTCAACTCCTGACCAGAGACCTCGGGCCGGGTAATCACGTTCACATCGAACAGGGTAATCGTGCCACCCGGCTCTACGATCTCGTAGGTGATTTCCTCGAAGTTGGCGATGTCCGTTTCCGCGATGTTGATGCGCTCGACATCGTAATAGCCAAGGCCCAGGCAATGCGGCTGGTATAGGTACTGCTCGTTGTTCACATACTCCGACCACGGCTCGGCCATGATCAGGTCCGGGAACACCCGATGCCGACCGTACTGCGACGGAACCGGCTGGCCGAGGCGGGCACTATTGCCCTGGCCTTGTAGACTATAGGTCGGCGAAGGCGCGGGCGGAGACCCATACGATCCACCACCCGCGAACGATGAAGCAGCAGGCTTCGGCGGGGGGATCAGCGCGTTGACAAGAGCGGACCCTGCAATCGAAATACCGGCACCAAGGATCTTCCCCCATGTCACCGCCTGCCCGGCAATAGAGAACGCCGTGCCGCTCAAGCCAATTGCGGAACCAAGCGCCGCACCGAGATACGGAGCCGCCACCATAATAGCGATGGAAAGTACCGTCTTGAGAGGGTTCTTTCCGCCGCCGCCGCCACCCCCGCCATGGGGCAGGGCGACAAAGGTGCAGATATCCCCCCGACCAATCACGGTCGAATCCCAATCCGCGCGCATCAGCGGCTCGCCGTTGAACAGGCATACGGTCGGCACGGCAAATTCGTCGATGCCCTGGGCATCGAGCCAACCACGCACGGTCTGGGTGTGCAGGACCGGCTGGATGCTCCGGTCCCGTTCGGGCCGGAAGGCGTTGGCCATATGGACCACCACACCGGGGCGGTCGATGGATTGAACGGCGGTCATGCCACCACCCCCTTGAAACGATAAAAACCTTCGATCTTCCAGCCATTGAGCACCAGCGCACCGGGCCCCTGGAACACCACACCGGAATCGCGAGAGCAATGCAGCACGCCGCCCTGGCCACCACTGGTCTCAACATCGAGCCACACGCCCACATGCACCGGATAACGGGCCTGGCGTAGTAGAACGCAATCCCCATCCGCCGCTTCGGCGACCAGATCCCAGCGTTGCCGCTCCGGGTGATCCCGAAAAGCGCGGGCCAAGGCCAGCAGGTCCTCCGGGTTCGGGATTTCCGGCAAAGGCCGCCCGAAGTGTTTGCTCTGGATATGGCGGACAAACGCCCAGCAATGGAACGAGTCCGGGCCTTCACCCTGCGCGCTCCACGGCAGGCCGATGTACTGTGATGCCCAATGCATCCCTATTTCCTTCTGAAAAAGCGTTTAACGGGCGAGACCAGGGAAATCCTTGGCCGTGTAATACTTGGCCGGAAACGCCTTGGTCCCCACGTCCAGCATCCGCGCCCGGCCTGTCACCTGCAGCGGGTTCGCCTCCACTTCGGACAGCATCATGGTAATCGGCGGGTCCATCTGCGGCCCTTCGATATCGGTCGAGAGATAGGGCCGATATGTGACCTCGATCTTGTCCTGGGACACCGCAGCAGCATCGAGCGCATCCGTGATTTCCCGGCCCACGTTATCCATGGTGACCGTGATCTCCGGCACCGGAATCGTATCGACCGGCGGCAGGTCCAAATCAAAGGCTAGCGCGACAAAGGCGACCATCTGACCGGCATCCTCCGGCGCACCCGCTTCCAGGCGGGCGACAAGGCCCACCATGGCCCGATCCTCCGCCGACATGACGTCCAGCACCGCCTGGGCCTCGGCCCCGCCCAGCGCCGTCCAGGTCGCCTCGTCGGCGAAGTTCCGCACGACGCGGATGGGCTGGGTAAAGGTCGGATGCCGAATTTCCATAGTGTGCAGGACAACCACGTCAGCAGGAGCTACCGCATATGCCTCCTGGAGCGCCGCCGATAGGGACGGATCAGGCATTGCTTGCCTCCGGCTTCGGAACGTCGCGGCGCACCGCCTCGACGTGGTTCACATAATCCTGCATGGCCTGCGGGATCTTGATCACCTGGGCCTGCATCGACTTGGCCAGCGAATAGACCGCCTCGCGGAACTCGCCTTCCGGGAACTGCATGTACCGCTCCCGGCGCTGCCGCTTCCAACTTTTCGACATAGGTCACTCCTCCTCGTCAGTAACCGGGCACGCTGGCCACTTGCGTGATCTGCTGTTCCTTGGCGTTGGCCGTGGTCACCTCCCAGACGAACGAACTGCCCGTCTGCGCCGACACATCCACATCCGCGCGGATCAGCTTGTCCGAACTTCCGTAGGCCCCCACTTCGGTAATGGTGCCCGTCGCCCAGGTGGTCCCGCCGTCGATGCTGGCTTTAATCACCCGGTCGGTTCCGTTCACCACCGTGTCCACATCGTTCACGCGAAAGTATATGGAAAGGTCGAGTGGGTTTGCGACAGGAAGCGTCACCGCAGTTGATCGGAGCGTCATATCCCCAGGCGCAAGCGAGTAAGAGACCTCGACTCGTCCGCCAGCACCGGGACCGCCGCTTGTATCGCCAACAGCCTCAGTGTTGCCACCACCGCCACCACCAGCGCCCTTGTTGGTTGCTGCAACACCATTGCCGGGATTTCCGCCCGCGCCTCCTGCACCAAAGTATGACGCGCCGCCAGCACCGCCCACACCACCGCTTGTGCCGTTTGAACCAGCGCACCCGGATTCGTTCGTGTCGCCACCCGAAGCCGCCCCGCCTGCTCCACCTTCGCCAATAGGATCGTTTGCGTAGTGAGCGCCATCACCGCCAGAACCACCATTCGCCGAACAGTAGGCTCCAAAACTTGATTGCCCGCCAGCAGAACCATTGTTTTCGCCGCCGGCAGATCCACCGGCACCACCAGCGCCGACCGTGACCGCAACAGACGAAACACCACTGACATCCACAACCTCTTCCGCGTGCCCACCAGCGCCACCACCGCCGCCGCCGCTCCCATCGCCGTAGGCCGAGCCGCCACCACCACCGCCGCCAACGACATGAACCGTAACGGAAGAGATTCCCGTGGCGTCAAACGTGCCGGAAGCATTAAGGGCACCTCGAAAAATGCCTTTGCGAGATCAAGGTGGCATTGCTGCTGTACTCCGGCCTCATGATTTTCGGCCTTCGCTCTTCGTTGAGCGTTTGATTTGATGTCCAAACCCGTGTTCTGCG